ACAGCATTGTTTAAAGTAAGAGTATCAATATTGTGACCTAGCGTAATAACAAATACAGAACCATCTCTTACATCTATTGTAAGAGTAGTCCCTGATGTGGAAGCAGTAATAATTTTTTCTGTAATAGCTGCGTCAAACTTAGGAACACCGTTTGCATCCGTAGTGACTACTTTTGATGCTTGTGTAGTTCCTAATGTAGTTATATCTAGGTAATTAAGTTCTGTAGTGGTAGCTGTTACACCATCTAACAAGTTTAATTCTGTGGCTGTGGCAGTTACACCATCAAGAATATTAAGCTCCGAGGCTGTAGCTGTTACACCATCGAGAATATTAAGTTCTGAAGTTGTGGCTGTTACCCCGTCTAACAAGTTTATTTCAGTTGCCGTCGCACTTACTACTACATCCTCATTAATCTTAGGAGAAGTTAGCGTTTTATTAGTTAATGTATCTGTAGAAACTAAAGATACTAAAGTAGAGTTAGCGCCAGCAGGTAGTAAAAGCTCATTAGTAACTGCTGCTGAGTGAGGCTGTGCTTTTAGTATTTGACCATGACTGTTGCTTTCACAATTAAATTGAATAGCTCCAGAGTTAGTATTGCCTTTAACTGTTACATGACCTGTTCCATCTGGAGCAAGCTCTAAATCCGCATTAGATGTAGTCACAATATCTTGACCGTTCATGTCAAGATTTCCACCTAGCTGCGGTGAAGTGTCTTCTACAACATTAGAGATACCAGAAGAAGTAGCTAGTCCTGATACTAATGTACTTCTAGTTATTTTCTTTAAACCACCTCCAGAAGTATCTACTGCAAGTAATACGTCATCACTAGCAACTGTAGATATCTCAGATAAAGATCCAACTGCTATCGAATTAAAATTAGTACCATCCGCAATTAAAAGATTTCCTGCGGTATTTGTAGCCATTGTGATGTCATCGCCAGCAACAGTAAGATCACCAGCTAAAGAAAGATTTCTAATTCCTGTATAGTCTTTATTGGCATCTAAAATAACGGCCTTAGATGCGACAGCAGTCCCAATCGCTGTGCTTCCTAAATCCAAAGCATTTAATTCACTAACAACAGCAGTAATGCCGTCTAATGTATTTAACTCAGCAATCGTTGAAGTTAGTGATGTTGTTCCGTCGTTTAATGTTGCATAGGTTAAAACACCTGTAAAAGTAGGTGCAGCTATATCAGCTTTGGTAGTAATGGCTGTGGCTATATTGTCAAACTCTGTTTCAAATTCTGTGCCTTTAATAATCTTGCCAGAATCGCCAGTAGGAAGACTATCTTTAGCCTCGAAGTCTGTGGTCTTAGTGTAATTGGACATCTGAGCTTCCTATTGGAAAAAGAAAAGGAAAAAAGGGGGCCATAAAGACCCCCTGGGGTTCTTACTCAGCTATAGCCAAGACAAAACCAGCTTCAGGTCGATACACTTGTACACCGTACAAGCAATCAGCCGTATACAGGGTAGAGAGGTATTCCTGCTTATACTGGGTTTGAGAGCGAACTGATAGCTGTTCTGCAAGAACAATAGCTTCCTTGTGGAAGAGCATAGCAGCACGGGTATCAGCAGAAGATGCAGTATTATCACCTGCTGCTTCGATAGTTGCACAGTTAGCAGACACATAAACATCTACGCCGTACAGATTACCAATAAGACCTGATTGTACTGCCTGACCTGTTACAAAGTCAGAAGATACATATCGGTCAATACCCATGATTGTCTTACGAACAGAAGGAGGGATAACAAGTACACGGTCTTCCATTGGTACGTTGTTGTCGTCCAGCTTCTGGATCATGTCACGGAAAAACGCATCAGTAAACACATCAGTCGCTACAATAGTGTCGTCTGTGTACTGAGTTGTTGTATTGTTGTCATTGAAGAAACAACCTGTGTGCTGATAGTCAGTGGCAGCAGCACCGTGTACTACGGCTCCACCATCACCAAAACCAGTGCCACAGGCATGGAGGTCAGTGTCTACTCGCACTGCGAGAGAGTAACCAGCGTCTTCAGTGTAGAACTGACGCAAGCTCGCAAGAGCCTGTACTTCAACGATGTCCTCAATCAACCTTGAGTATTCAAAGTGACGATTAATGTCGATAGTCAGTTCTGATTCAGTGTTGGCAATGATAGTAACCGCTGTATCAGCAGCTTTCGCATTGGCATCACCACGAGTGGGTTTAGGAATATGGAGCTTGTCACCTTTCTTGCCGTTCATAGCAATCTTTTTAACAAGCGGAGCCATTTTCAGGTTTTTCTGATAAGCGGCAATAATTTCATCCGACCATATTTCGGGGATAAAAGTTGCTGCTTCTGTTACTGCGGTATTACCAGCCGCACCTGGATATGTAGCCGTAGCCATAAGTCAATCTCCTATTAGACTATTTGACTCGACCCTCCGAATAAGCTCTTAGAATTTCTTCTGATAAAGCTTGATATCTATCAGGGTCTTCTTTCATTAGTTTAATAATGTCGGCCCGACGATAGACTTTTTTACGCGATCCCTCTGCACTGCCTTGTGCGTTACCTGTGTTAGCCGCCCTAATTTGCTGCTTTCTAGCTTGTTTTTCAACATTAGCTACTTGTTGCGCTGAACCTTTTATTGATTTCCATAACGTAAAAAGTTCGTCAGCAACATCCGCATTGTAATTATTGTTGGCTTCAACAAATAACTGACTCCTAACAGGAGATTCCCTAATCCATTCCTTAAAGCCCTCATCATCTACAATTTCTTGCATGTCTGGGTGCTTCTGTTGAATGACTGCTATAGATGCCTGTTGCCTATGATAAGTAGAAAACTGTTCAGCTTCCTTTATCTTAGGGTGGTTCTCAATAGCACGATTAACGGCTGCTTGTGGATCTGTAAAATAATCCAAGTCATCTTCAGGCTCAACGTTCTGTTGAGGTGCTGATTGTTGCGTCTGATTAGTAATGTAATCATCTACAACTTTGCGAAGTTCACCTACTTCAGTTGACTGACGACCTAGCATTTTTTCAGCTTCTTGGTGCATCTGTGCAACTTCTGCCAGAGATTTACCTCGGTATTTATCTGGCAAAGCAGGTTCTTGAGGTTGCTCAACATTTGCTTCAGGGGCAACTGCCTCTTCAGCTATTTGCTGAATCTCTGTTTCTTCGCTGTCAACGCTGTCTACTTGTTCCTCGTCGGGAGGTAGATCAACCATTGTCGCTCTTGACATAATTAAACTCCGTGAACCAAGTCATTATGGAGATGAGTTTCGCCTACCTGCTTCTTCGTGTTCTTTTACCCATTTCATGTGCCTTCCAGGGAAATCCCCAGTAGACCCATCCAGTATAAAAGACGGGGCAGATAGCATTTTAGTAGCAGTTTCACCGCAACCGCACCTACTGGCTACAGTGCCACTACTGACAAATCTTTCAAATACGTGTCCTTTTGGACACCTAAAATCATAAACTTTAAGCATTTACAGCTTCTGAATCTTCGGCTTCTGCTTGATCTCTAGCAAGAGTAATTGTATTTTCTAAGTTAATCACTGTTGCAAAAGCGGCAACTTGGCCTTTTCGATAAAAAAGCTCTTCCAAATCTTTCACTGACTGTATATCAGCCAGTTGTTTAGCGTTGTTGGATAGCTCCTCTATGAGTTGTTTGAAACCTTCGTGATTAAATAACTGATTATAGTTATCAAAATAAGCTTCAAGCTCTGGAGTCATAATTTTCCTCTTTTATTACTATACCGTCAATTCAGCATATTTCAAAAAAATCATTTTTTCTTGGTAATTCTTCTCCTGCCAGAAGCGGTAACTGCGTGTTTTATCTTGGCTTTGCCTGTTTTACGCCTTGCTGACGATTCTTTTTCAGCTTTAGTCATCTTTTTAACGACTGCTTTAGGCCGACAGGAGGGGTAAGGACGGCTTTTTTTCTCTTTGCCTGATCTACCACACTTTTTGCCTGTCTTGACGTCTATCCATTCTTCATCAAACCACTTCTTCAAACCTGTTTTCTTGGTCTTTGGCTTAGAAGATTGACGGTGTTGCCGCCGTTTAGACGCTGGTTTAGGCATAAGTTCCGCCTCGCCTCTTGTATTCTTTGGTCAGCCAAGCGGATGCGTATGCTGAAGGCCACACATCAAACTTACGTTTTGCTTCTGACTTTACCCTGGAATAAAGCTGTTTATTCTTGGGAACTGGATCAGACGATTTACTTTTTCTTTTTGCTTTTGTTTTTCTTTTTGCCGCCATTAGCTTTCTTCTTGCGTTGTGGATAATATCCTGCCATTACTGACTCCTAGCTTTTTTCTTTGCTCTGTCTGAAAGATCCTTGAAATGGTACAGCTTTACTGACGTTTTGCCATGTGTTTTGCCAGAATGAAGGTCGCCATTAGGCATTTTATGCGTATTGCCTTCAAACAACGTACCATCACGCTTGTAATGACGCATTCCTTTAGCCATTTAGCTCTCCTACCATTTAACCTTATTTGCCCAATATGCTGCTGAACATTTGCCTTTCGCTATATTTTTAGCGTGTCTAGCCTTGAAAGACTTGCGCCTAGCTTTGTCTTTTGCAGACTTAGGGTTTTTCCCTGTACCTCTAACACCTTGCTGCCCAAATCTAATAGTTCTCTCGCTGCCATCTTCACATTTAGCTAAGACAACGTGTGACTTAGTAGGATGGTTCGGTGTCCTCTTCGGCTTGTTGAACCCTTTTAACCCTAGCCTTGCGAGTCTTGGGTCTTTTTGCTTCGGCATTCAGTAATTCCTCGTTAAAGGAGATCTTCCGCTCCAACGCTTCTAAGCGGTCCCATCGGGGTTGGAGTCGGTTCTCCACCTGCTTGATTAGCATTTCCAGTTCTTGGCTCGTTAGCATTTTCTTTACTCTTGATTTCTCGTTCTTTAAGGAGTGTCTGGGCAACCTTCATTCGTCGCTCAAACTCTTTATCTTCTGCGTTACCTTCCTTCAGGTTTTTGGTAACAGCATTGATGAGATCAATTTCTAGCTCTTGAGGTATAGTATTAGCCTCAATTGCCAGTTTAACGGCTCTTGCAGATGATTCTTCTGCTTGTGAGCTGAGTGCTGCGGTTTGTGATTGCTGGAATGCAATCTGTGCTTGCTGCGCTGCCATCGCCATTTGTTGAGCTTCTGGGTTAGGCTGCATAGCTTGCTGCATTGCGGCTAAGAGTTCCTCACGGTTAGACAGGTTCATATTATCAATGATTGACTGTACTAATGTTGCGTATAAAGGAGAATCTTGCTGCATTGTCTGAAGTAGTTGTACAAGCTGTGTAACTTCGTATTCCCTAGCAATAATACCCAGAGTGCTTGTTGCGTTAAACTTGTAGTCAGCAACAGGGTAGCTTTCAGGGTCAAATTGCATGTATCGGTGCGCTGCCTTCTTTACAAAAGGTATTAAAAAAGACTGCTGAAAGTTAATCAAAGTTCTCTTATGTCTTTTGATAATTGCACCCAAAGACATTGAAATACCAGCAGCAGTTGCTTCGCCGTTTACTTGCCCCGCAATACCTGCTGAATCTACGGCTCCTGTGGCCTGTTGTACCATCTGTTGCAAGGCTGATGCCTGTGCAAAGGTAATCTGGTTAACCTGCCCGAAATTAAAGGGCTGTAGGACTTCTCTAGGATCACCACTGGTCAATATCATTTTGCCTGGACGGATCTCAGGTTTAGCACCTCTGGGCAAACGAGTTGCATCAATTGCCATCATGGGGTGAATTGTTAAGCTTAATGCGTCAATTCGTGCTCTAAGCTCAGTATCGAGTGCTTTTTGAGAGTTGTAACCTTTTTCACAGACACCACGACCCCAAAATCTTCCT